TAGCCACATGAACAAAACCACTCAACCCGATCTGCCCCTGATCCTGGCAGACTACACTGAATTTGTGATCCAGCAACAACGCCGTTGGGCTGCCATGCGCGCTGAGGTCGCCGCTGGGGATGAGATCCTGACCCCTGCCCCTGAGAGTGGACAGTGGGGGATCTGGAACATCAGCGACCGCGACTGACCCCTAGGGGCCCTATACTAGCCACATCAACAGAGACGCAATGCGCTTCCCCATCAACTGCAACAACAGCCAGTCCGTCTGGACTCTCCGCCTGAACCCCATCACTGGCACGGCACGAGTCCGTTGGTTCTCTGGTCCTCTGGCTGAGTACCGTCACACTCACGTCGATCGCCTGGAGATCCTGAAACTGCTCTGGTTCTCTGGTGACACCAGCCTGGGACAGTGGGTAAACCGTCACGCGATCGGTCCTCACTACGTCTGGTGACCCTATACTAGCCACATCAACCAAACGCAAGACATGCGCAAGATCGAACGCCTCATGAACGCCGCGATCACCGAAGGTCGCAACTGGTCTTCTGCTAACACCAGCGTCACCATGAACGGGAACATCGCTGAGGTTCGTCTCCATGGTCACCTGATCGCTGAGGTCTCTGAGGAGTGCGTCACCCTTCACGATGGTGGGTATCAGTCCGCCACCACCAAGTCCCGCCTAAACGCCATTATGAGTGAGCACTGCCTCCCTGGCGAGGGTGTCTTCCAGAAGGAATGGGAATGGTTCTGCCGTCTCTGGAATGGCACTGAGCACTTCGTCGTCCCCTTCCGTTCAGGGATGCGCCTTGCCTGAGGGCGCCTCAGGCCCTATACTAGCCAAGTCAACCACCAACGACATGACCGACACTCAACGCGCCGACCTCATGGATGGGAACATGGACTGGGCAGCGTCCCTCATTCATGCTGCTACAGAGGCAGGGGATGACCTCAACGCCATCGCCCTCTATGAGGAGTGGCAGGACTACCTGACCGCAGGCGAGGATGAGGTCTGCGAGGTCGTCTGGGTTCACCCCGATGCCTTCCTAGACATCGCCTGAGGGCCTTGCCCTCCTCCCCGTTCGTCCTTACAATAGCCACATCAACCACACCAAGGACATGACCTCCTCCATCGACAACCTCACCGCCATCGCCGCCGACCTCAACGCCGCTGGTAAGACTGTGAAGGTTACCGTGCTCCCCACCCGTAAGGCGAAGAAGAGCGAGCTGGTGTTCTCCATGACCAAGGGCCCCCGTACCAACACCAACCGCCGTGGGCAGGCATACGCTGGGCACGCCACCTCTTCCCGTGACCTCCACGTAGAGGGCAACCGTGCAGCCTACTTCAAGACCAGCGGTTGAGGCAAGGGGCTCCAGCCAGTTCGGGGGGTTTATATCCCCCCCTACCCCCTACCCTTAACTAAAAACGCTGACTCCCCTAATCTATAAACCTTTACCCACGCGAGCTCAATATAAAACGCAAAGTCATTCCGTAGCCCTCAAAAAAATTTCCGTGGGCCACAAAGACGCCACAAGGTCGCGTATAATTACTCCGTAAGCCGCAAAGGAATGATGAGCGACTTAATTTTTCATGTCTATAAGGGTAAGGAAGTCAAAGCGCATAACCTGACAGCAGACGAACTGGAGACTCTCATTCACTCCAAACAAGTCAAACTTGGAGAGGATGAGATTTTACCGTTAGAACTGTCAAAAAACACTGAAGGCTCTTATTGACAAAGAGCCTATATACGTTGTATGATTACATTAAACCACTGAGAAATTTTCATGGCGAAAGGATTTAGAGTACAGGCAGCGGAACCAACGGCGCCTGCGGATGATTTTGACATTGAAGCATGTAGAGAACATATTCGTGGTAAGAAGATCGTATTTTGTCTTCCAGGTCGCGGATGTTCTTATACGTTTCTAAAGAGTTTTGTACAACTGTGTTTTGATCTTGTACAGTGTGGTGCAAGCATTCAAATCTCACAGGACTATAGTTCCATGGTGAACTTTGCACGATGCAAGGTACTTGGAGCGAACGTGTTGCGTGGAAAGAATCAAATTCCATGGGACGGGAAACTGGAGTATGACTATCAGTTGTGGATTGATAATGATATTGTCTTCAACACTGAAAGTTTTTTCCGTCTCTATCAGTTAGCGATGGAAAAAGAGATTGCATGTGGATGGTATGCCACTGAAGATGGTCACACAACTTCCGTTGCTCACTGGCTTGACGAAGAATCCTTTAAAGCCAACAAAGGTGTGATGAACCATGAGACTGTAGAGACGATGAGTAAGCGTCGTAAACCATTCACTGTGGACTACACAGGTTTTGGATGGGTTTTGATTCAAAAAGGTGTCTTTGAGAACTTGGAGTATCCATGGTTTGCACCACAGATGCAAGTCTTCGAATCTGGTGAGGTTCAGGACATGTGTGGTGAGGATGTCAGTTTCTGTCTCGATGCAAAGAAAGCAGGCATGGAGATCTGGTGCGACCCTCGTATCCGTGTTGGGCATGAAAAAACCAGAGTCATTTGAGGTTTATAGAGTTTGTGTCGAAGGGCGCGTAGTCTTCTCGGGTACTGAAGATGAAGCCCTTGACATGATCCAAGACCTCTCGATACAATACTTTGAAACGGGTTCACCAGACCCGTCTACCATCACTTTAGAAAGAATTCCTGAGAATGGCTAAACTGAAAGCATCCCTAACAGGGAAAACGATTATTCAATCAAAACCAAAAAATACTCGACAGGGTTGCGGTCAACATACTAAATATGCTGCAACTTCACGAAACAAAGCACGTAAGCGTTACCGAGGTCAAGGAAAATGAGTTATAACATCGAACTTCGCACTCCAGAAGGAACCACAACCATCACCTGCGATGAAGACACTTACATTCTTGACGCAGCAGAAGAACAAGGAGTTGATCTTCCATATAGTTGCCGTGCTGGTGCATGTTCTTCTTGCGCCGGCAAGATCCTTGAAGGGACTGTGGACAACGAAGATCAAACCTTTTTGGATGATGAACAAATTGAAGCCGGTTACGCACTCCTTTGCGTGGCTTATCCAACTAGTGATCTTGTCATTCAAACAGATGCTGAAGAGGAACTCTAATGGCTCCAAGGTACATTCATAAAAATGGTAAGTCCTATATTGATAAAAGGACTCTACCAAAAAAGAATAAACCAAAGAGAAAGAAAAAATGAGTCAACTAGTCGTCAATCTCCCTCCACAGAAAGTCTGGGTTCGTAAAGAATACCTTAGAGATCTACAGGATGGTCATGGCGAGTTTGTAGAAGGCGTCTGGGTGTCGGCTAAGTCGATACCTGGGCGCGCATTTTATTTTGAGACGTATTTACCAGAATACGCAGCAATGTATGATAAACTCCCTATCAGTGCATTTGTGTCCCGCCCAGAGACGCCTGACCCCGATCTAGACCTTCCTAATCTACAGTTTTGGAACTGTATGGACTATGGTGTTAGGTGTATTGAGAAACAATTCATTGGTTCTATGGACTTTGTATGTCATACAAGAAACTATGGAGCTATTTCTGGTGAATATTTGTTTACATTGGATAATTTCCATCCCGATGTGGACATAACTAACTGTAACGTGAGTGAAATTCCTGACGAACACAAGTCTCATAACTGCATTGAACTTGAAAATGGTCAATTTGCACTCTATCCAAACAATAGAATGCGTATTTTTGACCTTTCGATCACTCCAGAAACACCAAAAACACCTGATTTTAAGGTTTCTACCAAATACTATCAGGTTGAGAATGGTGTAAGATGGGGAAGATTAGGTGATACCGACGATTATTTTTGGAAAACACCCGAAGAAAGTAAAATTTGTCCAAATTGCGGACAAAATCCTTGTGATCCACGTTGTATAAACGCTGACTAGGGATAGGAACCCCTTAAAAAGTTCTGTTTTTCCTATAAAGACAGAAAAATGGCTAGAAATCCAGTAGATTTGGGTAAAGATTTCATCCAAAAAGGGATGAGACTAATCACTCATCGGTCATCAGATGCACTTTTGAAGAAGGCTCATGACCAAAAGTATCAAATTCCCGAAGATAGAATGTCAAGACCATGTGGAGGTGCTGGTGGTTTTGATGATTTTGTTGAACGTTGGCATGAGTAGTATAAATATAGCAGAAAAATTGTATCGTTAGATGCCTGTCGTCCGTACATCACGTCGATTTAAAGACATTTCGTTGTCTTTTCGAAGGCATCCTGTGACTAATGACATAGTTGCACTCACAAATGAGGATGCAATCAAGAGATCTGTCCGAAATCTTGTTGAAACGATCAATACTGAGAGACCTTTTAACTCTTTGATTGGTTCTGAAGTTAGAAATAGTTTCTTTGAACCAGCTGATCAAGAAATTTTGACAAGATTAGAGGTTGAAATTGAGACTTCTATCAAAAACTTTGAACCAAGAGTTAGATTAACATCGGTTTTTGCATCTCATCCACCCGATACTAATGAAATTGCGGTAGAAATCACCTACGACATCATCGGATTACCGTTACCAACACAAGAAGTCACATTCATTCTTCAACCAACTAGGGAATAATGGCGTTTACTCAATATACAAACCTAGATTTTGAACAAATTAAAGCGGCTTTACGCGAATATTTGAGGTCAAACTCTAATTTTACTGATTTTGACTTTGAAGGTTCTAACTTATCGATTTTAGTTGACACTCTAGCGTACAATTCGTATATTACGAACTATAATGCAAACATGGTCGCCAATGAGGCGTTCATTGATAGTGCAACATTGAGAGAAAACGTAGTTGCATTAGCTAGAAATATTGGGTATGTCCCCTCTTCTAGAAGAGCTGCATCTGCAAATATCAGTTTTAGTGTTGATCTGGGTAGTTCATCCACAAAGACCTCTGTAACCCTCAAGGCGGGTCTTGTGGCCCTTGGAGATTTCGCAAATACCAACTATACGTTCGTAGTTCCAGAGGATGTAACATCACCAGTTGTTGACGGAATTGCATTTTTCACCATTGATATCAAACAGGGAACATTCTTAACCAAAGAATTTATTGTTGACACTTCTCAGTCAAATCAAAGATTTATTATTCCAAATCCATTCGTTGATACTTCAACTTTGAAGGTTTCTGTCAAGGACACAGCAAGTTCTACGACACAGGTTGTATATTCTCAAGTTGATAATATTGTTGGAATCAAAACAACATCTGAGATTTACTTGTTACAAGAAGTACAAGATGAAAAATATGAAATTTTATTCGGTGACGGTGTAATTGGTAAGAGGTTATCATCAGGAAACGTTGTTACAGCGTCTTACGTTGTCTCTGATGGTGAAAACGGTAATGGTGTTGCAAACTTCTCATTTGTTGGAAAGTTAGTTGACAACAATGGTGCATTGGTCGTAACTGGTGTCTCTGATATCAATACTAATCAACCATCAAGAAATGGATCTGAGATTGAAAATATCAGCACGATCAAAAATTTAGCTCCTAGAGTTTATGCATCACAACACCGTGCAGTAACTGCAAATGATTATGAATCTATTATCGCAACAATCTATTCAAATGCAGAAGGTGTAATTGCATATGGTGGAGAAGATGCAACTCCACCTCAATTTGGTAGAGTTTTTATATCAATCAAACCAAAGAACGGACAGTATGTCAGTGAATTTGATAAGAGACAATTATTACAAGATCTGAAATCTTACAGTGTTGCTGGAATTCAACCACAAATTGTAGATTTGAAGTATTTGTATGTAGAACTTGATAGTAGTGTTTACTATAATACTAATGCTTTACTAAGTCCAGCTGACTTGAAGACTGGGGTAGTAAACTCTCTGACAACATACTCAAAATCTGCAGATCTGAACAAATTTGGTGGCAGATTCAAATACAGTAAGGTTCAAAAAATCATTGATGACACCAATACTGCAATTACTTCTAATATCACAAAGGTAATCATTCGCAGAAACTTAGAAGTTGACACTGCAAACTTTGCACAGTATGAAATTTGTTATGGAAATCAATTCCATGCAGGTAGAAGAGGTTATAACATTAAGTCTACTGGATTCACTGTTGATGGAATTGTTGGGACTTTGTATTTTGGTGACGTTTGGGAAAGTGCAACAACTGGTCGTCTTTTTGCGTTTAGGCTTAACAAAAACGGAACACCAGAGGTAGTCATTTCAAATGCTGGTACTGTCAAATATGACGTTGGTGAAATCCTTATAGATACAATAAGGATTTTGTCAACAGTTAAACCTAATAATATTGTAGAAATTCAGGCCATTCCCGAATCAAATGATATTATTGGATTGAAAGATCTTTTCCTTCAACTTTCTGTTGCCAACAGTAACATTAGTACTATTGAAGACTTGATATCAACAGGTGCTGACAATTCTGGTACTAGGTTCATTTCCACTTCTAGCTTCTCCAACGGAAAATATATTAGACAGTAATGATCGACACCGCTTCCAAGAAAGTCCAGATCAATCAGATCGTTAGAAGTCAATTACCTTCTTTT